TTTGTTTCCTGATTTAAATGATCTACAAAAAGTAAATTTAGATGAACCATACTATTGGGTGAATGTGGATGGGGAGAGAGTCAAACTTAGAGACACATCTTATTTACAAGAACAAAGATTATTTCAAAGAGCAGTTATGGAGCAGGTTAATAAAGTTCCACCAACTTTAAAAAAGAAAGAATTTACAGATATGGTTAAGTTATTATTTGCGGGAATAGAAATTGTAGAACCTCCAATGGGTTCTTCTAGAATTGAACAATTGTTAGATCATTTAGAGGAGTACTGTACAGATAGAACAGCAACAGGAGTTAAAAAAGAAGATATGATGTTTGGAAACGTGTGGACTAACAAAGGAAAACATTATTTTATTTTTAGAGAATTCTTTAACAAATTTTTATTAAAAAGAAGATGGAATGAAAAATATGATGAAACACTTATAATGCTACGTGATAAATGTGGATGTGAAATTGTGAGAGAAACTTTAGGCAAGAAAAAAATAACGGTTACAAGTGTTAATGAATTTACTAGACAAGACAATGTTTACAGGCCAAAAGAATTTAAACCAAAGGATGTATTTTAAAATGAGAAGGCTAACCTCTTTATTTTCTATCCCTGTTTTACAAACCAAAATAACTTTAACTAAAAAACTAAATGATTCTGTAGATAAGCAGGAAAGAAGACTTATAGACCCATCTAGAAATGGATTCATATCAACAGACAATTATGTTTTAGATAAAAAAAATTTTGATGAAATTTTTGGTGTAAAAATTAAAAAGGATGAAGAAGTAACCGGATATTATTATAATGGTTATGAAGATGACGCTAAGGTTGAAGTGTTAACCGAAAAGAAAAATGATAAAAAAATTTTAAAAGAAGATTTAATTAAATCTATCATAGAGATAGA